TGTATATCGTTTGGTTGTGTCGGCGCAATCGTTGTTACCGAGGGACTGGCCGCGGCCTGAGCGAAGGTAGGGCTATCAGCAGTCGAAGTTATCGGTACTTTTATAGGATCGACCGTAGTAGATGCAATGATCTGATCTTTCTTGACAATTCCTCGTTCTTCATATGAAAGATTTACGTCAGTTATTGCATCGACACCAGAGATGAGCTTACCAAACAGCTTCTGAAATAGATCGTCGATAGCAGATATCGTTCCATCGATCGTTCCAAGAGCCCCGCTAGCTTTAGCGGCTATAGATTCGACCTTAGAGAATACGTTGTTTTTCAAGAAATTTGAAATACTTGACATGTTAACTCTCTATTATATTCTTAGATGTAGCTCTGACTGGTATATCGACATATGTCATACATGCTAGAGCTTGACGAGCATAGTTTAGCCTCTTATTTAGAAAAATCGAGTATCTGTTTGGATTTTCGTATTTTTGCATAAAAGTGGTCGTCGCTTCTTCTATAGTAGCCGTCTTTTTTACGGCGTTCAATGCATCTTTTTTATTTCCGTTAGAAAGTTCTTCTACTAGATACGCGTAATTATGAGAGTCGGTGGCCGATACTCGAGTTATATCTGTATCATAGTTGGCCTTTACAAAGTCTATAAAAGAGTCCAAAGAGCTTGTTCCGTCTCTTTTATTTTCCCATTGAGCCCATCCATATCCAAGACCAATAGTTCCCTTAGCCCATGCGGGTCCATAGCTGTTGTCTTCTCTATAGTTTGGTTGAGCGCCGTTTGACATGTGCCCAATATTTCCAAGTATAGCCGCAGCCTGAATCGGAGTAATATCTAGCTCTTTGGCTAGATCTAGTCCAAATTCTCTAGCTTTTTCTACGAAAGACAATAACATTATTTTGTACTCTGATTCGTTACGAATGATGGAATGTCTGATACACCTTTGGCTCCCTTGTATCTATAACTAAAGCCGATCTTATTTGATCTGTCACTTCTTTGAACCTTAGATCCGTTGTTAGTCATGTTTGTAGCGGGCTGCCCTACGCCCAAGAAATCTGTTCTAGCTCCAACGAATCTTTTAGACTCCGCTTGATAGTTTGGATTTCTAAGGTTGGCAGCAAACTGAAGCATTTGACTAGCAGAAAATTTTCCAGTAGCGGCCGCGGCAGAATTGGCATCGTTTATCTTCAACCAATATTCATTTGGAGGACCATACTTATATGGCCCGTGATTTGCTGGAAGAGACCATACTGGTTGATATTGCCCAGGAGTCAGTATGATTCCAAGCACAGAATTTTTTCCATAAGCTCCGCTGATAGCTCTGTTATATAGAGTCTGAGCTATATCGCATTGATCTTGGCCATTTGTTCCGGCTTCACACGCGCATAGTGCGACTAGAGTCCAGAATTCTTGATTTGGTGGACCAGAGTTAACTGGCGGACCGACTTGCGCTGCATCTCCTGCGGCGTTAGCTAAAGCCGTTGCTGCGTTTTCAGCAGTATCTTTTATACTATCTATAGCTTGATACACATAGTGGCCTAGGCTACTAGCTATAGATCCCAGAACTACTGGAATTTGCGCGTCTTGACCATCTATAAAGAAACCCAGAACATAAGATCCCACAAGAAGCCCAGTCGGCGATTGTCCTACTCCAAAAACTCCGGCAGAAGTTACTGGCTGTACTGGAATTGCCCATGGCAAATGATCATCTGGAACATAGTTTTCACCCTCTTTCTTTTCAGAGTCTGGATGTATTCCAAATATTCTGACTTTTACTCTGCCAAGTTGTTTTGTGTCGTTTCTATCTACGACTTTGCCGACAAACCAGTAAAAGCCATCTCGGCCCATGAAATGTTTTTCATCTATCATAATTAAGTTCCAGCATTAGTTATAAAGTCTAGTTCAGTAAATTTAGCAAGAAAATCTTCTGGTTCTGGTTCTGGTGATCCGGGCGTTGTGACTACCGGGCTCGAATATCCATTCTTGTAAAGATCAAATGTACAATGATAGCTATCAGACGTTAATTTATGATGTATTGAAGCGATCAAAAAATATCCAGACAAGAATCTATCTTCTTCTTGTTTCTCAGTCATACCATGTATCTCTGGTATTTCAATCGTGATCAAATCTCCGGCAGTTATTGCAGTGTCTCCGTATACGTCTACAGTATACATGTTTTGAGCCAGTCTAGTCATGTATGATGCTCTATTTGTATAGATCTCTTCCAAGAACGTATCTGGCTTTGTTCCGTCTTTTGGTATAAAGAAGAATTTTGTATGCTTAGACTCAGGAAGATCTTTTGTCAACGAAAATAGACCAAGTATTTTTGGAGCAGTAGGAGGATTTTCAGTAACTGTAGCTATAAAATCAAATGAATTTTCGGGCCAGACTAGATTTTTTCCAGAACTCTCGTGAGAATTTGGATTGCCCATAGCATTGAAGTCTTTATACTTGTCTATGAATTTGAATAAGACATTATTCATACTTCTATCAGTCAAGTTCAAAGACTGAACTTCATTTTCAAAGTATCCACGTTTTAGCTTTTCAATAGTATCAAACTTGTGCTTTTGCTTTAGATTCATGACGGTTTTATACGCATTTACGGCCTTATCTCCATCAGGACCATCGGCGTCTTCGCCGACTCTAGGATTCTGGTGTTTATACGTATAGATTTCTGGATTGGCTTTTCTTTTTTGACGGCCAGCTTGAATCAAAAATTCAATATCGCAGAAATTAAATCCATCTTTATTTTCAAAAAATATGTATGATCCGGAAGTAAACATCTTTTCTGCTATAGATCTTCTGGCAAAGAACTTTAGTGCTTCAAGCGGACTTAGTCTTGGAACAATAAGATCTTGTGGACCTCTAGTTCGTTGAATTTTATAGATCTTTTTTCCCTTTCCATTTGGAGAAGTATCATTCACCTTTAGATATTTTTCTAAAATATCTTTGACCATATCGCTTATAGCAGTATTTTTCCAGCTCTTTTGTACGGTCGTCGTAGCGTCTATGAGATGTTCTTCTGAGCAAAATGCTAAGACATAGTTTCTAGCTTTAAGATTTGCATCATATGAAATGTTTTTAATAGAGTATATTGCAAATCTGCGAACCACTGCTTCTTGGCCTGTGACCTTATATGTTATTTCTAGATATTCTTCGCCGACTATTGGAAATCCAAAATCGGCTCCTTGTTGAACTTCGCCGTTCAATAGATTTGTTGCGTCTTTTATAGACACTTCTCCATAGACTGTAGGAGAAAAGATATCCTCATATATTGAAAGATTCAAAACCTGACTAGTTATATTGATAGATGCGCTTCCATCAACATTTTTAAGAATTACTAATAATTGTTCTAGCGCGCCTAAGCCGCCATAACTACCAGGTTGAACTGAGTCAGCCATTCAAAATATCTTTCAATTGTCTATCGATAGTAGTTATAAAAGAATTATCTAGCAGCTTTATGAAACGTTTTTGTTCATTTGCCTCTAATTCGTATGTGTAAGCGTCTACTTCTTGCCACACTGCCGGATCCGGATTTGTACTGCTAGAAATTTTTATATCATCGTCTATAGTGACTTTAGTCCAACCATATCCGTTGACTGCAGGATTATATAAAGAAGCCAATATAAAATCGTTTGTAGTGTCATTTACATAGTACGTGACTGGAATCTTTTTATAGTATTCGACAGTCTCTTTAGCTTCGGCCAGACTTCCATATTTGTTTATGATGAAATTTTCAAACTCTACTGTACTCAACGGCCATTCATAGTATGGATCTATTATATTGTTGACCAAATATATGATCCAGACATAATTTGAATCTCCATAGTAGTCATATGCCACAGAGTCAGCAGTCTCTCCATCTTTTATAGTATATGTGTAAAAATTTCTTACATCGCGCTTAAAGCTTTCTACTATGTTGGCTCTGAGAGTGATATTCTTGATAGTAGAATTATCATATGTTATAGATGGAAAAGCCGAAAAATAACCACTCATTATACCAGTCCTATAGAGTTGGTAGCTTCATAATCATCAGCCGTAAGAATAGCGCGCTCTTTGAATGAAACCGTAAGATCTACTATTACTGGCTTTTGATTTTGGAAAAATACTGGATGACCATCGCCGTCATACTTTACACTCACTCCGGTTATGAAGCAGCCTAAGTCACTAATCTTAATAAGATTAGCTGGGAAAAAGTTAATCATGGCTATCGAAGGATAGCTCAAATGAAATCCTGCACCAAATAGTTTTTTTGGCAGAGCATTCAGCTTTAGCGTATTAATTATATTTTCTATTTCTAAACTTTCTTCACGTGATTTTGCAATCAGTCTCCAAGTAAAGGTGTGTGTTCTAAGTTCTACACCCTGAAAAGATAGAGACATGTTTGGATTTTCTGCTAGGCCTATGCTTTGAGCTCCAGCTTCTTTGGCTTGTTCTGCCATTTTTTGTCCAGACTGCAACACTCTTTGTGTCACAGCCGCGGCGCCCGAACCGGCTTTTTGAGCAGCACTAGTAGCATATTCGCTTAACACGTCCCCTGCTGCGCCCAGAGCAGTCCCAGCTACAAATTGTCCAGCAGCAACCGCAGCTCCTGCAGCATATCCAGCCGCACTTTTTGCTGGAGATAGTATACCTCCGACTGCACCGAGAGGAACATCTTGGTATTGCAGAGAGATATTATCTTCTATTCCAGACATTGGAAGTGGCAAGAATATATTTCTAGGATTAATTTTTGTAGGAGGAGATCTTGGATTTCCTCTTTGATATGATTGAAGGCTAATCATAGTCTGATGCGAGTTTATACTGCCGTCTTTTGGAAAAGCCAAAGGCGCTGTCTGAGTCTGTTTTCTATTTTTGTCTATTAAATACTCTGGATGGGCCATCTTACTTCCGAAGAATAAATATACGTAGCTTATTATTTATAGTGATTTCATGGCATATAAAGGTCTATTCAAACCAAAGAATCCAAGCAAGTACAAAGGTGATCCAACCAACATCATTTATAGAAGTCGGTGGGAGTCTTTTTTCATGTCTAAATTAGATCTAAATGAAACTGTCATAAGTTGGGCTTCGGAAGAGATAGTAATACCATATAGATCTCCACTCGACGGAAGAATTCATAGATATTTTCCTGACTTTTATGTGAAAAGCAAAAATCCGGATGGAACTATATCAGAGTCTATCATAGAGATAAAGCCGCTCAAAGAGACGAAAGAGCCAAAACAAGGCAAAAACAGAAATCGTTATCTTACCGAAGTCAAGACTTACGTTATAAATAAGACTAAATGGGATTATGCACGGTCTTTCTGCGCGTCGAGAGGCTGGAAATTTATCGTCGTTACAGAAAAAGATTTAGGACTTAACTTTTAATGGCTCTCGCAGCATCTACTAACAAATATATTTTTAGTGATATTCTAAAGAGGGGTTCTTCGCGCGGATTCGTGGCTGGAAAGAGCGACGAAGCCATTAAATGGTATAGAAATACTGCAAAACAGTTCACTTCTGTGTCAAGAGATAGACTTTTACGCGAAAAAAGTCAAATAAGAACATCAGTACAGCCCGGAAGCATGTATATGTTCGCTTACGACGCTAAGCATAAGGACACTTTGCCCTATTACGACGCATTTCCGATCATTTTTCCAGTTAGATTACTTGATGATGGCTTTTTAGGTCTAAATTTTCACTATTTGCAACCAAATTTGCGTGCAATGCTCATGGATTCGCTTTATACTCTAAATACTAATCCAAAACTAACAGATAAAGCCAAAATTCAGCTTAGTTATCAATTATTGCGTGGTGCATCTCAGTTCAAATACTTCAAACCGTGCTTAAAGCGCTATCTTTATTCTCAATTTAGATCTAAATTTG